GGATGAAATTGCTCGCCAGCCGCGCGCCGGGCAGCATCCAGGCGCCGGGATGCGTCGGGAAAAGCCAATAGCCAATCGGCTCGCCCGCCGATCCAAGTGCGATGCCCTGGATGGTCGGGGCGCCATTCACCACGCCATTGCGCGCCGTATCCAGATGATCGCTTTCCAGAACCTGCAAGCTGAGGCCTATGGGATTCCGCGGTGATGTCGGCACGGTCAGCAGCCTGATGAAGCATTCGCCGCTTTCGACCACAGCACGCATGGCCAGCGCTTGCAGCCCATAGAGATCAAGCTTGTCCTCGGCATCGCAGGCGGTGCTTTCCGCCCAGGCTTGCCAGGCGGTGCGATGCGCGGTTTCAGGCCAACGCGTCGTGATGCCCGCACCGACCGCATTGCCGGTCCAGAGATCCACGATGCGCGCTGCATAGGGGTCGTTGCGCACCGCATCGCGCGCGCGACGTGCGACGCTGGCGGCGGCCATGCCGACCTCGCCATTCGCGCTGCCGCCCGAGGGCGACCATGTCGAGGCGCGGTTCTCCTGCGCGGCCGCGTAACCCCGGAGAGCGTTCCAGGCAGCGCGCAGGTGAAGCTTCATTCGGCGGGGGCCTCGGTCACGGCGTCAAGCAGCGCGCCGACGGCCTCGGCGATAACGCCATGGCAGGCCGCACGATCCGCAGCGACCCAAGCGAGCGCAAGGCTTGCTGCTTCGGGAGGCGAGAGTTCCTTCTCCCAGGCGATCTGACGCAGCCGGGCGAAGGCGCGGAACGCCTCATCCGGCACGCCAAGTGCAGCCGCCAGCGTGGCGGGTTGCCAATGTTGGGTTTTATGCATGGTGATTTCCATGAATTTTGTGGATAGCCGGATCATCGGCACGCTATGCAAGGAGCAGTTCTGGTTTGGCTTTTTCTGGGGAATGCAATGCCGATGAAAGTCACGGCCAAGGGTCAGGTGACTATTCCAAAGAGGATCCGCGATATGCTTGGCATTCAGCCAGGCAGCAAGGTTGCTTTTGCGCTTGCCGAGGATGGTGGTGTCACGCTCAGTAAGTGTGATGAACATCACGCATCCAGAGGGCAGCCCAACCGGTTCGCCGCGCTGCGTGGTAGTAGCAGTTCAGGCATGAGCACGGATGAAATCATGTCGCTTATGCGGCGTGAGAACTAAAGCCGCACTAGCCCGATTAGGGGGGCTTTACCGCCTTCACGCATCAACCGCCCGAATGACAGTAGCAGCGCCTTTAAAGGGTTTGAGTTGCTTGCCCGAACGGGCGTCTTTCATTGCAGCGTGCGTCTCTGCATTCGGAATTCGTACCTCGAAAGGCAAACCACCCTGAAGTGAAACCTGGAGATAAAACAAACGGATCGCTTCGGTTGGGCTTAGCCCGAGCTGAGCCAGCACAGCCTCGGCTTCGACCTTAAGGCTCGTCTCAACGCGGACGCGGATTATCGCGGCTTTGTGCATGGCAAATCTCCTTGGTGGGAGAAAGCGTAGCATACGCAGAGTAGACATCTAACGCTTAATGATCGCGAGTTGATGTTCTAATTCCGTCAAACCTTAAATATACGGCACAAACCATCGTAACTTTTCACCCCAAACGAGAGAATTGGGCGAATGTGATGCCCGGTCGCCGTGCGGCGGCGTTCTCAGCGCCGTAAAGAGCGACGATTGCGCGACCTAATTCATCCAGGCTGCGGTATTCCACCGTACGGCCCTCGAAGGTCACGCGCGTGACGCCGCCGGTATAGGCAGCGACAAGCACGGCAACGCGGCTGCCCGCAGGCTGTGCCAGTGCCCAGGCGAGGGTGGCGGGGTCCAAGGCCGATCACCCGCCCGCGGCGCGCGAGAGGGCACGCAGGATCGGCAGGATCTGCGCCCCACCCGCGCCAAGCGCGATCAGCACAGCAACGATGCCCCAGATCGCGCCTTCAATCCGGCGCGTCTGCTTGCGCAGGCCGCAGATCTCGGCACGCACCGCCGTGTAGCGCTCGGCACAGCGCTCGACATGCAGCGCCAAATCCTCGCGCTCACGCGCGTGGAGTTCCCCGTTACTCATGATTTCCTCCCGAAAGTAATCAGCGCAACCAGCCGCCACGCGGCGCAAGCCAACCGGGCCGGCGCATCATTGGCGGTGGTTCTGAGTTTGGCGCCGCAAGCGGCGCGGCAGTCTGGACGGCTTGGCTTTCCACCGGCGCATTCGCGATGTCCTCGCGCAGCCTATGCCAGAACCGCTCGCCATAACGATCGGCGCCAAGCAACCACAGCGCCGCGCGCGCCAGCACCGCGCAATCCAGCGCCTCATTCCTGTCCCGCAGCTTCGCCCATTCCTGGCGCACAAAGCCGCGCCGGTCCTTTACCTGGTGCAACTGCTCGGCCACCAACTGCTTGACCCATTCAACCTCGATCCCCTGCGGCAAATGCACCCAGCCAGGCGGGAATTCCGCCGCCTCACCGCGCCCAAGCCAAAGCCGGCGATAGAGATCAACCTTCCAGGTCGAAACCGACACGGTCCAAAGCTTCAAGCCGCGCCTTAATTTCCGCCCATCTACCAGCGCATCTACCGGCGTCGGGCCCTGCACCGGCTGAGCCCTATTCCAACCATCAACCCCCTTGGTCGGCGCAATGCGCGGATCGCGCAGCCGGCGCAGGTGGCCATAGACCGCCGCCGTATCGCGCCCGCCTGTGTCAACACAGACCTTGGCGATGCGGATCGCGCCGCCATTCGCCCGCGGCCAATCGCGCGCCAGCAATTCCGCCAAGGCATCCCATGGCGCGCGCTCACGCGGGCTGCCAGCAATGACGATGTGATCCACAAGCCAGGAGGAATAGCCCTCCGCCCAGGCCCAGATATCGCATTCCAGCCGGTCATCCTGCACATCGACGCCCGCTGTCAGCACCAGCGCGTCCTGGGCCACCACGCCAAGCCGGAAATCCTCGCGCCGTTCCACCAGGCGTTCCCAATCCGGTGCCTCGCCACGATCCTGCCAGGTCTCGCCCAGCACCGTGTTGCGGAAGGTTTTCAGATCCTCCGCCTTGCCCTGGGCTGCTTCCCAATCCCGCGCGATTTGTTCCCAGGAGAGCCAGCCAACGGGGGAATAAAGCGCCGAAATATGGAAGCCGATGGTATGCGGGTTTTCCGCCGATGCTGTCGGCCGCCATTCGCCGGCGGCGAGCATCGCAGTCTTGTGATGCTCCTCAATCGGCGTGTCGCATTCCTCGCAATGGTAGCGCACGCTGCGCGGATCGCCCTTTTCCCAGATCAGGCGCTCGAATTTCAGCCATTGCATGGCGCCGCAGTGCGGGCACGGCAGGAAAAAGCGCCGCTGGTCTGATGCTGCGTATTCCCGTTCAATCCGGCTGCGCCCGGCGATGGTCGGCGTTGAGACCAGAAAGGCTTTCCGACGCCAACCAAAAGTGCGTACCCGGGCTTCGGCCAAGGCAATCGGGTCACCTTCGCCTTCAATGTCACCGGGATAGGCATCCACCTCGTCCAGAAACAGAAACCTTGCTGGCATGGAGCGCAGCCCAACCGCACTATTGGCGCCCGTCAGCACCAGAATACCGCCGGGGAATTCCTTCGACAGCATGGTATTGCCGCTATCCCGTGCGCGGGCTGGCGCCACACGATCCCGCAGCGCCGGTGTTTCTTCCAGCAATGGGTCAATGCGCTGGCGCGAGAAGCGCTTAGCGAGTTCCACGGTGGGCTGCACGGCAAGCACCGGTGCCGGAACGTGATGCAGAATATAGCCAAGCCAATTATTGCCTGCTTCGGTCGCGCCCACCTGCGCGCCCTTCATGAACACAATCCGCCGCGCCGGATGCACCGCAGACAGCGCATCCATCACATCGCGGAGATAGGGCGTGCGGCTGGTGCGCCAGGGACCGGGCTCGGATGAGGCGCGGCTGCCCAGGATGCGGTGCTGTTCCGCCCATGCCGAGACAGTGAGTTGCGGCGGCGGGCGCAGCATGGCCCCGGCACGGCGGCGCACATGCTCACGCGTGCGGCTCTCGCTCGCCGCCGATACTTGGAGGGTCGAAGCGATCGGAAGCCTCCGTCAGAAGCTCATTGATGTGCTGCTGCAGAATGGATTGCAGCAAATGGGGTTCGACACCGAGTTCGGCGGCAATGACGCCGGCCACGCGCGCGGGCCAGTTCAGCAGCGCGTCACGCATGGTGCTGGCGATTTCGTCAATCGTCGCATTGGCGGTGGCAACATCCAGCAGCCGGCCCTTGCTTTCATCGAGCGCCAAGCGCTGGGCTTCGACCTTCAGGGCGAGTTGCGCGACCTTGAGGCGTGCGAAGGGCGTGCCCTCTGCCGCCGCGCTGCCGCTAAGCGAGGAACGCTGCGGGTCCGCGGTTTCGCGCATCTGCACCCGGAGCTTGGCGATGTCCCATTGGCCATCGGGCTCACGCGTGATGCGCCCCGTGCGCTCGGCCTTGTGCATGGTGGTATCGCTGACGCCGAGGCGTCGGGCTGCTTCGCGCGTGGAGGATGTCAGTTCAGCCATGGCGGCGACCTCCCGCCGCGCGTTGGTAGGGGTTCAGTGTGTCAGTGTGTGGCTCGCTGGCGCGCTGCGTGGAATGCGCTCAGGGCGGCTTGCCAGTCGGCTTCAAGCGCAATGCCGATGCGCTGCAGTGGCTCGACGCTTATCTTCCCGCGGCTGTAGTATTCGCCATGCATGCGTGCGAGCCATCCGGAAAGTCCCTGCGCGGCAAGGGCGTCGCTGGCGGTCACTATCTCTGCCTCACTTGGCTCGGCGCGACCCAGTGAAACATGCCGGCCATCCGTGCCCAGTACGATCCATCGCGTTTCAGTTTCTGTGTGCATCGTCACTCTCCGTCTTGCGTGACGGACGCTTCGCGCTGTGTCTTGCGTGAGCCAAGGCAATAAAGCGCCAGGGATCGCGATGATCCCTGGGCTATGCGCTGATCATCCAAGCTGTGGCTGCGCAGCTTCATTCCGCTACGCGGTAGACGGTGTAGGACCCTTTCGCGCCTTGCTTATTCGGGCCGACTTGGCGGATGCGCTCAGCAATTTCCACCGTGATGCCCTGGCGCTTTTTCAGCCCGGCGAAAAACCCGCGCACCGTATGCTGCGCCCAGCCGGTGGCCTCGGCGATTTGCGCCACCGTCGCGCCCTCAGGGCGGCGAAGCATCGCCAGCACCACTTCCTGCTTCGTGCCCTCGCGTGGCTTGCGTGGCGCGCCCGTGGCGCGTGTGCTGTGGCGTGAAAGCGCCCTGCGCAGCATGTCCATCGCGCGCGTGATCGGGTCCTGCGTGGCATTGGCCGGTGGCGTTTCTTCCCAGGCTGCCAGGAGGCGCTCGGCAGCTTCGCGCAGGTTCACGCTGGCCATGTTGGGCGCCTCGGGCGCGGCCTGGGCGGCCTCGGCGGAAGGCTGCCCCTCAGCCTGCGGTGTCTTGTCTTCCCCGCCCTGCGGCGCCGTGTCGGGCGACGCGCGCCCTTCATTCGGGTCAATGCCAATGGCGCGCAGCCCCTCATCCGTCACCTGGATCAGGATCGGCGTGCCATCCCCATCCTTGCGCCACACCATCGCCAATTGATCGCGCGGTGCCGCCACCTCAATCAGCAGGCGGCTCTTGATCAGGCTGTTCACCACCGCGCGGCAGGCAGCGACTGGCAAATGCTTCGGCGCAATCGCCAGCAATTGCGGGTGCTGCGCGCCATGGCTCAATACAATCCGCTGCGTGTCAGAAAGC